AGTCATTACGACAGTATGCAGTTGCTGCTCTGGCATATGCATCTTGTGGGTCCTCACCTTCACGACAGTAGTAGTCACTAAGAAGTGTTGAGGCTTGGTCGGACAGTAATTTGTTACGGCTGTAATCAACTACAATGCTCATGTATCCACTCCGTTGTTTCGCGTATACCTTTGAACCCAATAAGAGTCGCTCCAGTTTCCGTGTTAATTACTGTTGGTACACTACGGACTTTGTAATGTATGGCTGCGTCAATGTCCTTGCCTATGTCAATTTCATCGTAGTCAACCTCTTCATGGTTTAGTACAGTGCTGACTGCTTTACAAGGCTGACACCCTTCTGTATAAAATTTTATAATCATATTAGTTTTCCTTGCTCCCACTCACATGAGAATCCACAATCAAGTGGTTGGTCACGTTTGAAATTGCCGCGCTCTGGATGTAGTTCATCTAGATATACAGGCCCGTCTTTGTCTTTATTTATTGCATGGCCTATGTCTCTCTCAAGCTTGGCTAGCTTGTTAAAGGCTTCAGGGAAGTCAACACGGATTGCGTTAAAGTACCCCATTCCACCCTTTACACATCCGATACAATTATTGTTGGCATAACCTAATCTATACATTTCAGGCAACGTAAACCCCATGCGACTGAACCACCTCATGCAGTCTGGCTTTGTAATAGACTTATCCACCAGTATAAAATCAGTATCGACTTCATTATTGGAATCAATAAACCTATTAACTCTGCTCATCTCATCAATGGTGTATCCAAAGATTTGTATATCGCCATGCCTTTGGTAATCTTTACGCACATTCTTTTTAAGAATCATTGTGCATGGCGCACCTGTTGGTCCTTTAATAAACTTACGCTTGTGAAACACTTTAAAGATAGAGTAGTCCATTGACTCATCACCAATTATCTTTACAGGTATACCTGTCTTATCAACAAACTCATTTAGAAAACGCAGGTTATCTTCAGACTCTTCTTTTACACGGCAGTACACTGCCTCCATTCTGTCTCCATACTTTTCATAGGCTAGGTAGGTGGCATAGGCACTAGCAGCACCGCAGCTAAACCAACTAACAACACGCGATGTGCTAGACATAATAATATTCCTTTTGTATTTATTACTGTACTGTAACTATTATGGGAAATAGTTAGCTAGTCATACTTCATGTGCTGAAGTTCAAGCCATAGCTCTGCGTAGTGAATTATCTTTTTAACATCAGATTCAAACTGCCCCTTGTGTGGAGCGCGAGTTGCATACTTCACGATGTTGCCAGCGATGAAGTCCAGTTCATTTTTCATAATGTATTCGATAGGCTGAATGGGATGAACGTAATGGTCACCACCTTCTTGGCGTGTACTTCCTATGTTGGTGGGTTCCATAGTGGAGGCTCCTCTTGGTCAGGGATTAAGTCTTCAATGCGTAGAATACGAGCGCAACGTGCCTGAACTAAGGCATCATCAATAGTCAGGCCAGCCTTCTCATAGGCAGCTACAACAGCAGGCCAATAACCAGACTCAGCAGCATCAAGAATCTTGTCAGCTTTAACTGGGCCAACTTGAGGACATCCCTTATAGTTGTCAGCAGTGTCACCTGTTAGAACTTGGGAATAGAAATAGCGGTCTGCCATCTCTGTGGTAACAGTAACCACACCCCTGTCTGAATGACGTGGGTTGTACAGTTGACATGGCACACACAAGAAGTCCTTGTCTTCAGATACAATAATTGTTTCTGGGTCATCAGTGGCTGCAATACCAATTAAGTCATCAGCTTCATAAGGCTCATTGAGTTCAGCATCGTAGGCATTAACCAACCAATTCTTAAGCGCACCTAAAGTCATAGGCTTACGAGTATCCTTACGATTAGCCTTGTAAGAATCTAAGATGTCAGTGCGGTAGTTCTTTTTACCGGTAAGAAACACACGCATAACTTTGCAGTCTGTAGCATTCTGAATAGATGTTAACGAATCTTGCATGTGACGTTGACCATCATCTTCAGATGCATGTAAGGTCCATACATCATCACCCCACTTGGTGGCAACCTCAGTTGCAGCCGCAGCTTGGAATGCTAAGATGTCCCCATCAATCAGTAATGTCTTCATCGTCTTCTCCTTCTCTAGAATTACGGGCAGTAATTACACGAATGCCATGACGAATAGCCACGTCTTGTTCTTGCCAATCTAGGTATGCATTCATAGCAAAGCTAAAGGCTAAAGATATAGAAACCACAGTGAAGCTTAGGCAAACAAGTACCATCATTAATGTTTCAATCATTGGTTAAAGCCTCCCAGCTTTGAGGGTAAAGTTCGCTTAGTATTTTTGAGACTGAACCTGCCAACACTTGTATTTCCTGTTGAGCATGAGGGTCCATGCGTTGCTTACAGAACCTAGCGTAGGCAGACAGCGAGCCTGTCCAATACCAACTGACCTCCATTCCTTGGGGCAACAACAGACGTGCTTGTTCAGGACACATGCCACCATCAATAGCCATCTGATATGAGTCTAAGCACATGGTGTTTACAGTTTGGAAATGCCTGCGCCAATACTTGTCACCTGTTGGGTGCATGTCCTCACCACTACCCTGCTTGATAGAACCTTCTGGGTGCTTGCGGAACTGTCGAGGTATGAAGAACTTAGGTGATGAACTAATGTATCGCCTGCTCTCTTCGTTCTCGGTGAAACCAACCTTGTGTTTAAAACACTGAGTGCGGATAGGAACAGGCGCAGTCATACGCAGAGTGATTGAAGTGTGTGAGAATGGAGTCCAGTGTTTGTGCTTGGCTAGATAGTTAATCAAACCTGCATCTTTAACCTCATCAAACTCTGTATCATCAGCAGCAAATGATACACGGGCTGCACGTACAACAGAGGCATCGTTTCCCATGTGGTCTATGTACTGAACCTGACCATTACGGCAGTCCCACCAACTAACATCCGCACTGGGACTCATCCCTAATTTAACTTTGTCTTTAAATTTTTCAGTCATTCTTGCTCACCTGATTCTCGTAATCGCATCAGACCCATGACAGTGATGTACCACCGCCTACCGAATTGGTTTGTGCCTACAGTTTTTGTTGAAATGAATCCTTCACACGCACACACAGCTACCAACTCAGCATTGTTTCTTGCAAAGTCACTGCGTGTAGTGAAAGGGGTTTGATAGGCACGGCTTAGTACCTCAGTGAGTAGCTGCCCAGTTGTCTCCGACATTGAATTCTCCATCTAGTGGACATTTAAAGTTGAAGATACTGGTGACTTCTTTGATAGAAGCTACGGCAATTTCTCCCACACGTTCTGCAATCTCAGCCTTGCAAGCAACTTGGATTTCATCGTGGACCCATGCACACATTGCAAAGTCACCATCCCACCCGTGTTTAAATCCAGCAGCTTTCATAGCCTTAACAAACTGGACCAACCACTGCTTACAAATAATGCCGCCTGCACTTTGAAGCAACGCATTCAATGCTGAGTGTGAACTCCTGATATGGACACGCCTTCGGTCCAAGCCATAGATATAACCACGACCAGAGCTAGCCATTACTTGGTCACGCAGCTTGGCAAGCGCAGGTGTCTTGGCTAAGAATCTTTCCTTGATAGCTTTGCCCTGCTTCCTACCACCACCTACCAGTTCACCAATCAGTTGGTCGCCTCCGCCATAATTAAAAGCGTAGATGAATCGTTTTGCTGATGGTCTGTCAGGCAGGCCTGCTGCTAGCTGGTTGGTTGTGTGGATGTCACCATCAAGGACAACATTCACATACCTCCCACCATCATAAGCAGCCATGAAATGCGCGAGGCATCTCAATTCTAGGCCAGAAGCATCTGCACCCATGAGCTTCCATCCTTTAGGGACAGTGAATAGCTCACGACACTCTTGACCATAGGGTGCAGAGAGTGAAGGCACTTGTGCAATGTTGGGGTATGCGTGTGTCGCTCGGCCTGTAACAGCACCATTGGGATTGATGGAACCATGAATCTTTCCATCCTTCACAACCTTCAACCAGCCTTGCGCTCCGTCAGATAACTGAGCGATGCGCTTCTGGAGCATGAAGTATTCAGCCATGACCTTGGCTTCAGGGAAGGGGAGTCCCGTCAGCGTAGTCTCATCAACCTTGGCCTGCCCACTCTTGGTAAACTCTTTAGGTTTCCATCCACGAACTTTCACTAAGCGGTCTGCTATGTGAGTGCGAGATGATGGGTTGAACTCCATGATTTTGATGGGTGTGTAAGAACATCCAGATACCATAGACGCACGGGTTATATCTTTATAGTTGACTGTCCGCGCAGGTGTCTTGAGAGGACCTGCAATAATCCAAGGCTGAAACAAACCATCTAGCTTTGCTCTTATGTCTGTCCTCTTAGCAGATAGCTCACGATAAAGTAGTGCAGCTTTCTTCTCATCAAACACAAAGCCAT